TTAAACCTCTGCTTCATAGGAGGGTAGATCCGGCACCTCGGATTTAATGCTTCCGGCTTCGACCAGGGCTTTGCTTCCCACTGCCACAGTCTCCCCCTGGACAGTAATCTGACTACCATCTCTCAGGGTCACCTTGCTGGTGCCATTGCCATTTTTGGCTGTCACGGTGACGATGGTTTTTGCCCCTTCAGGAATCAGTGATTTGAACTGCTGCCAGATGTTGGTGGTGGCCATAGTGTTCTCCGATTAAAAGTGACGCTCGAGTTCTATACTTTGACTGACTTTTCCCTGTCGTGTAGTGATGCTGGAAGACAGACATAGAGCTCGCCAGTTACCAGGGACATCCTGCACCTCAAGCAACTGCCCAGGCTCAATCAGCCCGGGTGCGGTATTGCTGTCTGTCAGTGGCATCTCCAGGGTGGTGATACTTTGATGCCCACCTTTCGCCAGTTCATTCCTGCCTCGCTCAGTGTTTACCTGAGTTTCTGTCAGCCAGTCTTCCAGAATATCCGGTGCAGGATGATCACCTGCAGTGCCTTGGCGTTTGACGTTGACCGCGACACCGGCATGAGTCCCTGATACATAGACGGCATTGTATTCCGGTTCTGGTCGCCAACTGGCGCTCAGGCCGATGACCATGCTGGCCGGTATGATCTTGTCCATGGTGGCGCTGTCCCAGTGCCACGGACTGGCCGGATAGCGAGGCTTGATGTTCAGCTGGTCTGCATCCCGGGAAGGGATCACTACCGCACCGGCTGTGCTGGCCAGTCGGGTGACTACTGTCATGGCGGTTTCGCTCTGGTAGCTGAAGCTGCCCCCGGGGATAATCCAGTCGGGTGTGCTGTAATCATCCAGTTCGGGATAGAGCGCAGAAAAGCCAGTGTTGGCCAGTTCTTCAGTGATCGCCTGTTTTGCATTGACGTTGCTGCTGTTGGATTTGCTGCGCTGGGGGGCATAAGGTGCTGCCAGCAGTTGTGTACGACTGGTTCCGTAGACCGTGTATTGCTCTTGGCCGAATGCTCTTGTGTCGGTATAGCGTTCAATGATGAAGACCCATTTCCAGCCATTGATATCGACCTCGATTTGCTTGGGGCCGTCCTGATCGGACTCCACTAATGCCAGGCTACTGGCCCCCCAAAGTTCCCCACTGAGGCTCCAGCTGAAGCTGTCGACGTCGAGGCTGATGTCCATGTTGCTCATCTCTATCGGTGTCCTGTCGGGCAAAGTCACCACACTGATGGTATTCATAAGCAGATAGCTCTCCCTGATCTCGGGCTGTTCCGGTTTTGGCTTTTCAATGACATCAATCTCGCCACCGTACTGACTCTTGATGCCATCGTCCTTGGCTTTTCTGCCTGGCCCCCAGGACAGAATGACCGGCTCATCCTGGATGCGGTTACTGCTGAAGGCAGAGTGTTGCTGTGAATCTCTGGGCTGGATAGCCCGATTGGCAGAACGCTCGCCCAGATTGAAATAGACCGTTGGGGTGGTCACGGGTGAGTAACGTCTGGCTGCAAAGGTGAAGTTCAGCAGTGTAGGCCCTGACACCTGGTAGCCACTGACCATGATCTGATGTGCAACCCCATACTCATCGCTGCGATCAAAGCGCTCAGTGTTCTGTCGGTCTTTGTAAGTGGCCTGCTGCCACTGTTCACTGCCCAGCTGCTCCCTGGCCTGGATGCTTTGATCCTGGGTTTCTCTGATGCTGAATTCTTTAGCAGGCGGTTGCCGCCAGAGACCCTGTTGCTCATTCTTCCGAGCATCGGCTTGCTGGTGACTGATCCTGACCGATTCCTCCAATTCAGGCACCTTGCCCCAGAACAGCCCGAGCTGAGGCGCTTCCAGAATGTTCGCCTGGTGACTACTTTGCTGAATACGGGCCTGAACCGTCATCGAGTGCTGAAACGCACTACGGGCAGATATCTGGTAGGAGCTTCCTGTCTGCCACTGACTCTGGCAGGCACTCACGACAGTGGGCGGAGGAATAAAGGCATAGGTGGGCTGTGGATAAAACTCGAAGTGGGAGGCCGGTTGATAAGCCTCCCGGGTAAAGTTGAAGTCTTTTGTCTTGCTTGGACTCAGAGGGAAATACGCCACTTAACTCTCCGGCACAATTTCCGGTGTTACCGGACCATGAGCCAATGGCCGAGTGTAAGGCTTGGCCTTGAATTGGGCGGTGCCAATGGCCTGGATGCTGTCATCAAACCACCAGACGGGTTCTGTGCTGCTGCCGGTACCGGCTACGGTACAGAGGTAGACATAGCCCTGGAAGCTTGCCGGTCGGATCACATCACCGACTTCATAAACCGTATCGGCTTGCCAAACCTCACCGTAGTCGTCCACTGCCATGACAAACACAGCACTTTCATAGGGACTCGTATCCAGAGAGTAACTGCCACTATCACTGTCGCTAAGTACACTGTTCAAAACAGCATGCCTGATTTCCTGACTGCCATCCACTTCCAGCTGAGCTTGAGTAATAGCGAAGACCCGACGAGCCACCGGTTGATCGTCTTCTGTTACTGTGCCCTGGATGCGGGTAGTGTTGCCATTGCCGGGAATGATGATACCGCCGCCATTGTTTGAAGTCGGTGGACTGTTGGTATCGACCCAGATAACAGTGGTGTCGTCAGTATTAGTCCAGATCAGTTCACTGCTGACGCTTTGACGACTGGTGGTTATTTTCAGCGGATTGTTACTGTCTTCAAAATCCCAGTACCATAAGGTTACATAGGGACTGCCCGAGGTAGTAAGGGGAATGGCTGTTGTGTTGTATTGATTCATCAGCGTGGCTTTCAGAACCAACAGCCCCTTGGCATTGCCTAACGATGTCCCTTCCCCTCCCAAAATAGCCCTGAACCAGGTAGAAAAGATCATCATATTTCTATGGTGATAGAGGGTGCCGGTATCAACTGACTGTGTCACTCCGTTAATCTTTATCACTGTGCGTTCAAGGAATGAATTTCTACTGGGGTTGATCGTGACCACCAGTTCGAACAGTGCGTCAAAAGGGATAGCGTTCACACTATAGGTCCGAACTCCCAGTCCCCCGTTCTGGGTTCCGAATACTTTGATGACTCCATTCTCAATGTAGATATCCAGAATATAGGTTGAGCCCTGAGAAGAACCGCTCGAAAAAGTGCGTAATAGAGGGATTTTCTGATCAGACTGACTCGAGTCCACTTGAAGCAGGGCATAAAAGTAAAAGTCTTTAGTAGAGTAAAGGCCGTCATTATTATTGGCATTAACCTCCGGACTCTCCAGCCGTCCAAGGATATTCTCTTTAGAAAACCATATGCCCGCCATCAGTCCGCATCCCCCCGAATCTGCAGTGTGAACTGGTCACTGGTTTCGGTGCCCTGGCCAGCCAGCACAGTTCGGCAAATCCATACAGGAGCCAAGCAGCCATCGGTATTGAACCGGATCGCATTCCCTACAGCCCAGCCAGTCCCCCATCCTTCGGCCTTGATAGAGAAGTAAGGCGTACCCGTTTCCGGATTAATGGGAGCGGCATCGGCAGCCGTCGTTGCGGTATCAATAATCCCAAGTTTCTCTTCCACGACCTGGAAAGCGGTAGAAGAAGTGAAAATAATGGCCCACTTGCCGAAGATGGCTCCTTTGTTGGTGACCTCCAGGGGATAGTTGACGGTGTTGTACTGAGCGGTGGTGTTATCGCCGATGCGTTCATCCGTCCAATTGGGGTTGCCTCCGTCCCAGACTTTTTGACTGAAGAAGTGATGGACCCTGGCCTGCAAGTCACCATAAACAACAGCACTGCTGACTTGGGTTTCACTGGCCGGTAAGTCCCAGGGCACGGGTGCAATGATGGTGACCTCACCATTGATCTGAACATCACTGGCCACGCTCATATGTTCGACCCTGTCCTTGATCGTAAACGGCGCTGTCAGACTGTTGCCTTCTACATCCTGGAGCAGCAGTGGATCGGCAAAGGTGACTTTGCCTTCGGCTCGGTCTGTCGTGTATTGAGCCGGATCAAGAGCAGAACCCTGGCTGTCCTCCACGGTAATCTCGGCTTGGTGATCCCGGTTCAAGGTGACCACTCGGCCTGCCGTGGGTGTACCGGCGTCAGTAGACTGGGTATGGCTGATCACCACAATATCGCCCGGGCGATAAATCGGCACCTGGCCATTAGGCGGCAAACGTACCGGATCAAGACCGATCAGTTCAGCATCCAGGGGCAGGCTGGTTTCCACAATGCAGTTGTAGCGCACACTCTGGGGGATGACGTAGATGGGCTCGTTATCTGGAGAGCTGCCATCCGTGAAGGTCAACTCACACCAGCCAGTGGTGGTATCCATGGTACCCTGAACTTCAGAGGTATTAATCTCACCGTTGAAGTCTGCTGTAGCAGTGATGATCTCAGCATTATCCACACGCACAGCAGTGAGCTGCAGGCTACCGGCCCGGATGGGTGCGCCAGGGGTTCTGAAAGCGATGGCATCGACCTTAAAGCCGCCCGAGATAGTCGCAGCTGCCTGAATGTTGGCTGTGCTCACCGAGCCCGAAGGATAAACAGAGAGAGTGGCTATGCCACCGGTGTAATCCAGGGAGCCCACAGAGACACCGGCATTGGTCTGACTGCTGACGTCTTTGTACAAGACACCATCCCGGTCAAAGTAGAGCTCACCGTCCCATTCCAGGACGACACTGCCGGGCAACAGGGGATCTTCAATCAAAGGCAGCAGGTCGATGGTCAGTTCCGGCGCACTGAGGGTATCCGTATTCGCCTGGTGGCTAAGGCTGTTACTTTGTGCCTGGCTGGTGACCGTGTTTCCAGAGAAGACTTCTGTCTTGGTGGTGTTAGTGTGAATCAGCTTGTATTTGTAGGCGCTTTTTTTGAGCGTGTACTCTGGGTAGTTATAGTTCTCTGTCGCCTGCAGAGTAAAGTTGCCGGTTTGATAATCCAGAGTGCCGGTGATACCACGCCAGTTGCCACTGCCATCATCGTTGTAGCTTTTGAAGCGTTGGCTGGTCGTCTGGTAGGTGGTGTAGTCATCCTTTCTACGGTTGGCATGCTGAGGCACATTGCTCTGCCGCTCGACGGCAAACTGAATCTGAACCGATCCTGGCAATAGCGGCGCACCAGCAATGGTACCGGTCATTAAACCAGAGCCGTCTACAGCTACGTCAACGATGCCACCGGCCACTTCCCCTTCTTCATACTGGATCTCGATCTCGGTGCCCTGATCAGGCAGCGCATCCAGCACAAAGCCCAGCTCCCCAGAGGCGTAGTGTGCACTGCCTGATCCATCACCAGTCAACAGACCATTGCCCTGGTCGGTCAGAGTTTTGGTTTCACTGTTGCTGAGATAAGTAATAGTGATGCTGCCGGGTTTGATGCCAGACTTCTCAGTGGTGTGACGGAATGAAAACTTATCCACAGCGACCGAACCGGTTCGCAGAGTGATTTCATCATCAGCCTGGGAGATATAACTGAACACCAGCTTGCTGTCGGGATCGGGCAAGCCCTCAAGGGTCACCGCTACACTACCCGTGCTGAAATCCATAGTGCCGGACCCGGAGCCAGTCAACAAGCCATTACCCGGATCATTCAAATCCTGCCACTTACCCAGAGAGATATAACTGACCACCAGAGTGCCTGGTTTGGGCTTGGCCTCGGCAAAATTGAAGGTGTAATTAAAGCCCCGGTTCTGGGAAGTAATGGACACCGTTCCACTGATGGCCGCACCGGTGATGCCAGTGGCAGGCTGGTATAGGGCAGTGGCCGTACTGGTAAAGTAACTGCTGTTACGCCACACATTCAGCTCACCACTTTCATAGTCAATGGTCAGATTGCTGTAGTTGTTGGCCCCACTTTTGTGTACCAGCTGGCCGGTTTTATCGTCTTCAAAAGTGCCACCTTCCAGGGTTAGGGTTATGCTTCCCGGCAAGGCTCCGGTCTGCAAAAAGACCCGGCTCTGGTTACCGGAAAGATGCACAAAAGAAAGGCTGACATTTCGCTGACTGGAGGCAGTGGCCACCATACGCTTCGCCGTGTAGCCCCCGTACTGATCCACGACCGGGCTTTCAACCCTTGCGCTGGGAACCAGGGGTGAATATACGCTGTTAACCTTCAGGGTCAGGTCACCCTTATTGATGTCAGCTTTCGTGGCTTGAATGCCGTAGTAGCGGGAAGTATCTGCGATCTGTGTCGACTGCACAGTGGTTTTCGCTTCACTGGCACCTTCTGAACTCACCAGCATCAGAGTACCTGAGGGTGTGGCAATACCGCCGGGAAAGCGGTCAATCAGGGCCGCACTGATTTCCATATCCAGCCGCCGACGTTCAAAGTCGATATAGCTGCCACTCCCGTAGGCGTAAGTGAAGGTTTCAATGCGGTGCTCGACTTTGGTGATCCGGACATACTGTTCCTTGCTCGTATCGCTGTTATGGAGTCGATAGACTTCGCCGATTTCCGGCAGGGCTTTTTCTTCACGCTGAATACCGACAATGCTGCGCTGACCCACCAACTGATCACCCAACAGTTCGAAGCTGGCCGAGGTGCCGGGTACCACATAGGCTTCAATCCGATCCCGGGCGATACTGCGCTCATCCACCTGGCTGTCGGTGTTGAACAGCAGCACACTGACATTGTCGTCATCCGGTGCGTCGGTGAGAATAATGTGGCTACCCAGATAAGCGTCGTTATTATCAGTACTGATGCCGATATAGGCTTTTCTCAGGGCTACATCGCCGATGGTCCGGTCAATCCGAGAGATGTCCTGAAAAAGGTTATTCACATTGCCGTCGATCACCACACTGCCGGTGGCTCGACCTCCGCCATCTTCCTCATCACTGAGGCGCTGGCTTTCAAAGAGTTTTACATCATCGTTATTGATGGCCATCCATAGCTCCTCTTAAATATCTCCTGTCATCATTCAACGGTCAGTAGTCTGATAACCAAACTGTATTGATAATCGTCACCCGGGTAGGCATAAGGCAGAACCTGTCGTGCTTCGATGGGAGAGCCTGCACTGCGATCAAAGATCACTGAATATTGCCTTAAATCGGGAAGGGTCAGGGTCATAACCTTATTGGCGACCTGGCTCAATGCAAGCAGGTTGACCACCACTGATCTTGAGACCCAGGCAGCGTCCTCACCGCCACTCAGCTCGATAGGGCGGCCATAGCTTTTGCTTTGCTCCTGGATCAATAGCCCCCCGGTCAGGCTACGATCCTGGCTTTGTACCACCGGATTCCAGTCGAACTCATTGATCCATAACAAATCATCGGGCAGTGTGATGCTATCCAGTGTCATCAGGTTGACCTCATACCAGCATTTTTCAGAGCTTCCAGCAGACGCCTTTCGTCACCGGGCTTCACGCCAATATCCACTTGGCCACCTGGGTATTCCAGACGAATGACCTTATCAGGAGTGGCTCTTGTTCGGGCTGTAGACCCTTGTGTGGATTGGCGCTGGGATTGAGTATGCAAGTTTTCCTGACGAGCTTTTTCTTCTCTTTCTCTCCTGGCCGCTTCCTGCTCCTGCTGTTTACGTCTGGACTTGGTTTCTGCGTAGATAGACTGGTTCAGGCTCAAGGCTTTTTTCAGGTTGCTGATGGATTCGTTATCGCCCTGTTGTTTGGCAATGGTCAGCTGTGCTTCCAGTTCCTGTTTCCGTGCTTCAAACCGACGACGGTCAATGTCTTCTTGCTTGCCTTGCAGACGATCCAGTTCATCCTGCAGTCCTTCCAAGGTACCTCGAGTGCTGTCAGCCAAGCGTTCCATACTCGATTCGGCCTGTTCGATGGCACTGTTCAGTCGATCCAGGTCTTGCTGATTGAGCAGGTTCATAGAATCGGCAGCGGCCCTGCCCTGGCTGGCCAGAGTCTCCGCCGAAATCGAGCCGTCCTGGTAACCTTGCACCAGTTCTTCCAGAGCAATCTTTTGCTCATAGAACTCCGCTTTTACGGCAGCGGCATTGGTGGCGGTGTTCTGCATCCACCGGCCCAGACCAGTCACATCTGTGCCCACATTAGCCGTCTGTAGCTGGTGCAGCTCTTCTGTGGTTTCTGCCAGTGCAGCCTTGAGCTGACCAATCTCCCCCAGCGTATCGGTAGTGTCGATTTGAGTCGCTCCCTGCATGGTCAGAAAGGTGTCTTCTGCCTGGGCACTCAGACCGTAGAGTTCGGCGGTGATGCTATTGTAAAAGCCCACCAGTCCATCTAATGAGCTGGAGGTCTGGGCTGCCCCTGTCGCTTGCTTGTCACCCGCTTCTTCTACCGCATCTCCCAGTGACCGAGCCGCATCAGCCGCAGACTCTGCGCCTTCTTCCAGCTCAGCCAGCTTCTGTCGACTGGCTTCCAGGGCTTCGTTGTATTGTTCCTGGGTCAGGGTGCCATCAGCAAAAGCCTGAGAGAGTTGCACAGCCAAGTCAGACAGCTCGGTACGTGTTTCTGCGGTGTTGATCTGCTTCAGGGCGTCAGCGGCATCGATGAAGGCTTTTTTGGCGGTCTGGGCTGATTGGACATAGACGGAGTTCAATTTGACCACATCCTGCTCGATGGACTCTGTCGTTTTCTGGCTCTCGTTGCGGATGGCCTGCTGGATCGTTTGGCTGGATTGAAGCATCGCTTCACCCAGTGTCTGCCAGCTGTTGTTAATGTCCTGCACATCTTCTTTTACGGCTTCCCTGAAGCCCGAAGACACCGCTTTCAGCGATTCACTGAAGGACTGGAGTTTCTGAGCTGATTCTGTCGCACCAAACGTATTAAACAGACTGCTTAGCCCTTCCGAAACAGAAGAGAGCACTTGGCTGAATACCAGGCCAAAGGCTTTCACCGCCAGAGTAAAACCATTAAAGAACAACTGGACAGTATTACCCGTCAAAGTGAATGTATTGTTGAGACTGGCCAGGGTTGAGGCAATACGCTGGCTGGCAGACTGAATACTGGCCACCACACCTTCAAACGTCAGCCCGGTAAAGTTGGCCTTGATCGCCTCACCCATCTGCACAAAGGCATCACTGATGGATTGCGCCAGTTTCGACAAACGCCCATCTTCAGACATAACACTGATCTGGTCTGAAATGCTTTTAAGCTGATCCTTAGCGTAAGACAGAGCACCACTCTGGGCGACTTCATCCAGAAAGTTCTTCCAGCTGTCTTGCAGGTTGCTGACATAACCGGACAACAGGGACATATTTTCAGCGGCAGCCCCCGACGAACTCTTGCCAATCTCATCAATCAATAGGGCAATAGTATCCCTGCCCAACTTACCAGCGGAGGAAAGCTTCTGCAGCTCCTGAACATTTTTCCCCGTGGCTTTTTCCAGCAGCTCCCACACTGGAACACCCCGCTCAACCAGCTGCAGAATCTCTTCCCCCTGTAGCTTCTGCTTGGCCCAGGCCTGCCCCACTGCCAGCGAAATCCCATTCAGGCGTTCCATGCCACCACCCAGCTTGGAAGCCTGATCCACCATGGCCTGCATACTGCCGTCCATGGGATCAAGCCCGAACGCCTTCAGTCGAACAAAAGCATCCGCCACTTGCTCCAGCTGGTAAGGGGTCTCACGAGTGAACTGCTTGATCCATTGAATGGCTTGCTCCCCTTCAGCCACCGAGCCCATCACAGCATTGAGCTGAACTCGCAAGCGTTCAAACTGATCGCCCGTCCCCAGTAGTCCCTGAATGGCACGTTTGACGGTATACAAGCCAACACTGGCAGCTACCAAAGCCCCTAACCGCTGCGACAGACGACCCATACTGCCTGATGCTCGATCCGCATCTCGAGCCAACTGTCGGAAGCCAGAGCGTTTAAATGAGCGAGCAGAGGTTTTCGCCCTGGCATCCACTTTTTGCAAGACTGAGGCCGTCTCTTTCAGCTCCTTTTGCAGGCGCTGCTGCTGGGCAGAAAGATTACGACTGGAAAGACCCGCCTGTTCCAGACTGCTGCGCAACCCGGCCAGTTTCTGGCGCTGAGCCTGATAAGCACGACTGGCTGACACCACAGTCTTACGCGCAGACTCCAGGGAACGCTGAAGGGATCGGGAAGGCTTCTCAGTCTGCTGAAACTCCCTCGCCAGCTTCTCAACCCTAGCCTCCGCTTCCCGGTAGGCTTTGCCTGCATCTCGAACGCCTTCTGTCTGTTTTTGAAAAGACGACAGCAAGCGATCTTGCTTTTGAAAGTCAGACAGTTTCTGTTTTAGGGTTTGGGCTTCTTTACGGAGGGATTCGAGGGAGGAGGCAGACTGGAGGACAGTTTTGGATAAGGTGTCTTTGGCTTTTAGTACCAGCCTCAGGGCAGATTCTTTGATTGAAGTCATCGCTCCCTCCTTAGCAAGAAAAGGCAATATTCATGGTGTTAAAGGTATGCTTAAATCGTGCGGAATATCTAATAGGTTCATTTGAGCCATAATAGCTGTTATACACACTCGTCAAAGCTGGCCAATCAGCTAGAAAACTTTCTATGATTCAAGTCATTGAACATTAAAAGTATGTCGTATAGAGTTACTGCACAGTAACTACTGATGACAGCAAAATGGGTGAAAAATCGAAAAAAATCGGGGAAATTGGAGAAAAAATAGTCGAAGAATTTTTCTCCATTATTGGATGGTTTGACCCTCTCTCAAATCAGCCCCTTGATTGCATGAACTCAAAAAAACATGCTCGATCAAGCTCGAAGAAGGGCTTGAGAGAGACTCACGGCATTGACCTTTTGTACAGCTATAAGAGTCAATTGGAAAGCAATACTGTCATTAGTGTACTTGCATCAGTAAAAAACTCTGACAACGCCTACAAGAACAATCCAAAAGCTGACTTTAAAAGTCATATTGAAGACTTAGCTCAGGCGCTAGAATGCTATCGAAACTCAGAACTTAAATCTGAGCAAAAGCTTCAGTTCAATGGGGTTACAAAAGACAGAGACACAGGTGTTATATTTTGGCTTTCAAGTCATGATGATACTTATGATGATGTTGTTTCAAAGATAAATAATGTCCGCTTAGACTCTGACTTAGAATTTGATTGCATACATATTGTAGACAATAAACGGATTGACTTTGTTTATGATGTCATGACATGGCTCAAGAGCGAGTTTAATGACAAAATTATAAACTATTACTATCCTGAAACGTCATTAAGTTATATTGATAAGTCAATAAAGCGATATGGAAATACCTTGCCTGTTGAATTTTTAACATCCCCCGTTCTTCCATTTATTATAAAAGATGAGAATCCAGAGAAAAACGATGTTTTCTGTATTGCAAGCATTGATGGGTTTGACAAAGACAGTTTAACCAGATTAATTCAGGCTGCAAGAGAGTATACTCACGAAGTAACATGTGATTATTTGTTCTTGTTCCCTAACTATGTTCCATCTCAGCATGAACAATCTGTAATCAAAGCAAAACGTGTTTTTGATAAAGATATTTCAAAGCACATTACGGTTAAAAGTTTTCGACCAGATTACAGGAGTCTGAGTAATGGAAAATAAAGATGAGGTTCTATTACCTACAGGTGATTATTTACGTCAGTTGCTTGGCCAGTCAAAAGTAAAAGACAAAGAACTTAAAGAATTTTTGAGAAATAGAGGGGTATTCACAGGCTCTAGTAAGAAAGATCATATTGGACCTATTCTAATTAAAACGGGAATGTCTCCCGATGAATATATAGACTTAAGAGATACTTATCGAACTAAAGAAGAAAGTACAAAATCAAAGAGTAGATCAATAAACTGGCAGTCAGAAAAGAATCTTATTGAATCTATTCCAAATGAGATCGACTATGAATCTCTACTAAATGATGCATTTGGTGTTTACCAATTATCAAACACTTCAGGATTCACTGCTGCTTCAGGAAATCCTGATCATATCTATATGGATTTTGAAATCACAAGAAATGACGCCATTCAAAACTGGGGGGAAAGTAGTTCTAAGCATAAAGGGAGAGTTGAGTTCAAAAAAGATGCTAAAACTAAAGTAGTGAGTATCTCAATGACTCATACTGCACCAGAGACTAAAGCATACGCAAATAAAGTAACAGATAATTTAGTTAGGCATTTTAAGGACACAGGTCATATAGACCAAGAAGAAAAAATAAAAACAATAAAATTTAATGACTTTACAAATGAAAACCGTGTTAAATTCATGAATGAGTTAACTCAAAAGGTGTCTTACTCATTCATAGATTTCTTAGACACTAAAGACATTCACTTTTCTCCAGATAACTTAATATCTAACCCTCCTAGTGATATTGTATGGATGAAAGATAAAATTGAAGACTTAAAAATAAAAGGAAAAGGTCTTCACTCAACATTTTTCGTTCAAGAGACCAAGTTCCACCCATTCATTCAAATCTTTGGTCTAACATGTGAGTATAGTTTTGCAACACGCCTGTATTCTGGATCATGTAGAATATTATTTGAATTCTCTGACAAAGATGAAACAAATCAAAATTCAGAATTAACTCTAAATATCACGATGCTAAAGCTAGATTTGAATGACTCTGGAGAGCCTAAATCCAAGGTTAAGAAAGACATTATAGATTCTCTCGAAAAGTTCAAAATGGAAGCCTACGATAAGTTCAAACAATCGTAAGGATAGTAAAAATCCACAGAGGACAGTGACTTCGGTGCTGCCGCTGAAATTAGTATTATATAACTCAAATTTCTGAGGCTCAGACCCTACTGAGCCAGATCCAGCTGCATAAACGAACTCAGCCCATTCCCCGAAATCGACGTATCCGCCAGCACATCCACTTGTAAAGGAATGCTGGCGAAGTCATCGGAGATAAAGCCCAGGTTCTGTACTGGTGAGAACTTCACCCGATGCACCCGGATGTTGAAGGGCAGACCTTCCTGGGCATCGTTCAACCCTTCCATAAACAGGGTAAATTCCCGTCCAGACTCTACCAGAGCCTGCACCATATTGGCCTTGAGCGGGGTGTAGCTGACCTTGATGCCCTGGTCGTCAATATCTCCGCCCTCAATGACCTGAATGCCGGATTTCATTAGTTCGTAGTCGTCGCCTTCTACCAGTGTGGCGTCCTGGCTGTCTTTTACGGTAATGGTTTGCTTCAGATCCGGTAGTCGCTTGAAGGGAATCAGCTCACCGGCTACACCATGGGTCGTCAGAGCTTCATCGGTGACCGGTGTAGTTGAGGCTGCGGTGACATTACCTCTCAGGGCCAGGGAGATATTACTGGCAGTAAAGTCATGGGCCACCAGGTTGGCGGTAATGCCCGACACCCGGCTGATAACATTACGGTTTCCGCCACCGCCCAGATAGTTTTTCAGCTCTTTACGATCTTCTTCAAAACTGAAGTTAAATTCGCTGACATTGCCAATGGGTAACAGTGGAGCGGATTTGTCATAGGGCTGAATATGGATACTGCCTGCGCCGATAAAGCTGCGGTCGATAGTGGACATAGGAATCTCCTTCCTTGAAGAGGATTTAAAAGACGGTTTCGAGGGTCAGGGTGATATCTGCAAAAGACAATTGTCCCTGCCTGGGGGCGATATCAAATTGGGTTTCTGAGAAAGTCAGTTTTCGGCATTGCTCTGCCAGGGCTTTATCACTGCTCAGGGCTTGCCGAATCGTTCTTGTAAACTCCAGCAAGGCATAAGTCGCCCGGTCATTGGTGGGCACTACAGCACTGAGATTAAAAAGCCACTGATCTTTACGACGACTGCCCTGCTGTTGCAGCTCGCTGATCGACTCCAGCTGCAGTAAGATGGCTGGCGGCTTCAGATCCTGCTCAACCCCGGTGGCAGCATAGCCCAGCAATACCTGGCTACACACTGTCTCCAGAACACCGACCAAAAGGCCAACCAATCGTTGTTCTGGATTAAGCATGACCGGCTCCGTTTATGATGAAATTGAGTTCCTGCTGCATCAAAGTGGCAAACCGCTCCAGTAAAACCGGCTGGAGCTTTTCCAGTATCTGAATAGCACTGTTGAGGATCGGCAAAGTCTGCTTTTCCAAAGGCAAGCCCATCCACATCATGCGACCCGACTTTTTAGAGCGTTGGTATTTATGCTTCCAGTTGGCTTTGCGCTTGAAGACCATGGAGTGTGAAGCGTTGACCAGCTCCATCAAGAAAGCTCCTTCCCAGAAATGCCTGCCGGTTCTGACGCCTTTTTTCGTCTGTCTGGGCTTGCCCAGATAATGAGCCGGTATATCCCAGGCACCGATCCAGACCACCAGACTGTAGCCTTCACTCCCCCGCTCTCCTTGCTGAAGTAGATTCACCTTGACCCGACCCAGCTCTTTCAACTTTTTCTGGGTCATGTTTTGCTCTCGGGCTAATGCTCTCAAGGTTCGTCGCTCGGCAAATCGAGACAGCTTCCTCAGCGACCTTCGGATGGCAAGCTGGAGGGTTTCCGGTGTGTTCTGGAAGTAGCGGATCAGTTCATCAATACTGTCATCCAGTTCAAGCTCCAGCTTCATGGAGTGACCACCAGTTCATCTGACCATCGCCTTTCAGTTTCCGGTCAATGGTCCATTGCTGTTCTGCTGAAATCACCTCATCGCCCCGACTCACCTTTACATCCGTAGCCAAGGCCAATGTAGTGACCTCTTGCAACACCTGTTCATAAGGGCCGGTAGGCACTAGCTCATGGGCAATAATACCAGTCACTTCCAGAATACTGTCGTTTGACTGTTTCAGGGTGACCGGCTGACCAAAAGAGGCCAGCACCTGCCGGTTCAGATCCTTCAGTTCATCTTGCATTGGATCACGGCTCTTGGCTTCAGGCAGATGGGCAGCGGGTTGGACTGGGTGTGAACCTGTACACCCTTATCGAAGTCGATAATCTTCTGTTTGGCGTACCGGGGCAGGCCGATAGTATTGACGGTTTCGATAAAGTCCGCCGGAGCAAACCAGGTGCGGAAGATACCGGTACCTTCCGGGATCACATAAGCTTCATCCGGCTGAATAAAAGGCAAATCACCTACCTGTCCCCGGTACTCTTCCCAGTCGATATCACCGAACCGGAATCCGGCCTTGGGATCGTTGCGCAGCAGAGCACTGTCCTGGTGGCGATGGTAGGCATCTTTCACATAATCGTGCCCAACCAGACCGTCATAAAAGTCAGCACCACAAAAGCCCCTTAGTCCTGTATAGGGTTGCGCTCCCAAAGCCTTGTCTACCTTCCTGCGAAGAGCCACACACTCCAGCCGGACATCGGTCTCAGCCACACTGAATTTGAAGGTATGCGTCTGCTGGGTCACCCCGAACTCCTGAAACAGGTCATAAATGACACTGGAGCCATCGGCATCCAGAATCTGTCCCTTGATCGCGCCTAGCCTCAGATGCTCCAGAGTGACTTCATGATTGGCGTTCATATCCGACAGCCGCTGATTAACGACGGTACGCACACCTTCCAGAGCACTCTCCGAGCCAAAGGCCCGCACATTGCGCACCTCATCCGCAATGATGGTGGAGTCATAAGGGATATGGGGAATCACAAAGCTGCGTACCTTGCGTTTACCTCCCCGAGCCTGGGCAGCCGGAGCACCCCGCTCAGAGGTAGGCAACAGGATCAGCTCTCCATTCCGGGACTCCACAATAGCCGTGGTGGTATTGATACCACTTTCAGTAAACAGGCCCAGCTCCCCAATACGACCGGGTTTATAGGGCATATCGTTAAGGGTCGCAGTCAGACTGGTAAGACTGAAAGCGTCATTATTAAAAATATCCAGCAGGTTCATCCCTGTTCTCCTGTCCTGAGAATGATGTCCAGTGACGTCAGCTCACTGACAGCCGTCGTCTTTTGTTCGTCGGTAATCCCTTCGGGCCAGACCAGCAACTCCTGATCAACTTCTGCCAGCCGGGCAATAATGACGCCTTCCCCTCCGGTGGCATCCGTAGTGACATGATCCCAAAGCACACCAGCTGCCATTTGCAACCCCGTATCAGCTGCTGGGTCCAAAGGCCCATACACATCCGTGGATGTATTTTTGCCAAGGATGGTACCCGGCAGTAGCGTCAGATCGGCAGCCAGTTCAACCAGCTCCCGGCTGATGCTGTTGTTTCCTTCAGACACGATAAATTCGCCAGCATGCACTGGCTCTGTCATCACAGGCATGGTTGAGTTCCTTTGAGTGGGAAAGGGGATTATTAGAAAATGAGAGAGGAATCAGGCAGCCGACTGCCCGTTGCGCTTTCGGTAAACAGCCTGGGTATCCACCAGTGGCTGGATCTTTTTATCCTGGTGATCCGGGGTCAGCTGGTTATTGATGCTTTCATCATCCTGCAAGAGCAGATCAAACAGTTCAGTGCGTACCTGGGCTTCGGTCTTGCCAGACTGAATATATTTTCCGGCTCGATCTTCACAGTGCGCGGCTGCACATAGAGACTTAATGGTCTCACATTCCGCCAAACGCGCTTTGACGTCCTCAATACCCTGCTGCTGCCGAACAAAGGTTTCCGCCATTTCCGGGTAGCCTGCCTGATTGCACAGGGTCATCACCGCCAGCGCATGAGCACCTTTATTATCTTCAGATTCAAAACTGGCAGGTTGAGGCGGATGCATAAAACTGGAGAGATCAAAGTGAGCCGCCATTTTCACTGGCGCTTCCACACCATCAATCAGGCCATGACCTTCGGCTTCGGTGGCAGTGAACCAGGTCTCCTCGTCCATCAGTTTCAGCATGGCTTCCAGATCCAGTTCACACCGATTGCAATAGGTCTGGGCAATCACCTCCGTGGTTTTGTCCAGCATATCCGCCATTTTGCGCAACTCACCGGCATCACCACCGACCCAGCCGAAGGGGTTGTGGATCATCAGCAGGGCATTCTCGGCCATATGAACCGTGTCGCCTGCCATAGCAATGACACTGGCTATACTGGCCGCCAGTCCTTCAATACGGACATGGATAGAGGCATTGTGGTAACGCAGCGCGTTGTAGATGGCTACCCCATCAAACACCGAGCCACCGGGGCTGTTGATCCGAACGGTAATTTCATCTGTATCCAGATCTTTCAGGTTGCTGACCAGCTGCCGGGCAGAGAGTCCTGCCCAGTCGCCAATCACATCATAAATCAGCAACTCCGCCGGTTGGCCGGACTGGTTCTTTAATGTGTACCAGGCCCGGTTCTTATTGAGCGGCTTTTTGTTCATCGTTTTCAGGTTCCTCTTCCATGAAGGTGTTATTTGTTTCTTGAGTTCTGGCATCACTGTCGTATTGCAGTTCCAGCCCATCGGCCCGTTGATTGTCTGCTGCGATCTCATCGTCAATCTGCTCACTGTCGTAGCCTTGTTCAGACACTACTTCCGAGCGAGACTTAAAACCGCTGCGAACTGCCAGATTCTGGGACTGCACATCCTGAACCGGATGGATATAGGCCCAGCCCTGGGGAATCCATTTCACCTTGCGATAGTGAGTTGGGTTTCGATGAAAGTCCGGGGCTGAGATTGCCCCACTGAGTACGGCCAGTTCCAGCCACCGCTTCCAGACCGGGCGACAGAGCTGGAACACCAAAAGATTATGCTGGATCTGTTGAATACGACGACGAAACTCGTTGAGCACTACCCGTAAAGCCCGATCACTGACGCCTTTCATATCGCCGGACAGAATCTCATAAGGCAGGCCTATTCCAGCAGAGACCGCCATCAGCTGCTGGCGGATAAAATCCGGGTAGTTACTGGCCGCTCCGGGAGGCGTGTTAAACGTAATTTCCTCACCCGGCGACAATTCCTGCATAGTACCCGGCTCCATCGCCACCATAGGGACACCTTGCAGGTCATAGACAATGGGACGACCCGTCAACGGATCGACCTTTTCCGTTTCGGGAGCCGGTTTGGTAATAAAACCGGTGAACAGGTTGGCGATTTCCTGTCTCAGCAGGGTGGCGTCATCAAACTTGTCCAGGTGGTACATTCTCAGTAGCACCTGGCTCAACAGGGGTTGCCCCCGCAACTGCCCTGGCCGCAGCGGTTCATAAAGATGCATCACCTGATCGGCAGGCACCCGTCGCAAGTCGGCGGTATCCAATGTGGTGTAATCCGAAGGATGCTGCTTGTGCATCCAGTAGGCCACCCGCTGTCCGATGGCATTAAACTCAATACCGGCCCGGATCTTGTGGCCCTTTTTGAGATCATCGTTGTAATCCCAGGGGACAAACTCCGCTTCCAGCAATTGCAGTTGTAACGGCACACTCAATCCATCACCGGGTTTGCGGGGACGGAAGCGAACAAAACACTCTCCTGCTTCCAGTACCGAGCGCATGGCGAGGGCCTGCTGGCCGTAAAAATCAAGCTGGCCATCGGCATCGGACTCATCGGTCCAGTCCAGAAACAAAGCCTGTAGTTCTTTACGAAACACGTCATCTTTGGCTTCTGACTTGGGCTTAATGCCGGTGCCGACAATATTAGCAACCAGCTTTTCCAGCCCGGAAGCCGCCCAGGGATCATTGCGAATCGCGGCCCGGGAACGGTTGATCAGGGTACCAAGGTTTCCGGTCAATGAGTTATTGGGGCCGGTAGCAGGTGCGATCCAACTCTGACTTCTTCTCCCCTGGCCAGCAGAGGTATAAGCCAGGTTTTTCAGCTCAGGTAGCAGCCAGCCTGCGATGCGATGTCGAAGCTTCATTCAGATGCCTTTGCTGGAATAGATCCCGTACTGCCGGGGTCGCTTCTGCTGTTTAATCAATTCCCGCTCAATGGCCTGAAGTCGTCTTTCCATCTCGGAGAAACTGGCGTATTCCACCTTGCGGCCTTCGAACTCTACTGTGCGGGTTTCTCTGAGTAGCACAGCTCTCTTCAAAGCCTGGTATTCAGCTTCTGTGATCATGCGTTATCCATTTAAATAGCTGCTGCGAGAGAATCGCCGGGATCTGGTATGGGTCAAAGCTTCGGGTTCAGAAGCTTCTATCATAACTTCTGGCTCCGGACGTTGAGCGGCCAGCTGCTCCAGATTCAATCCCCGGTGTTGCTGCAAGATACGCACAGCAGTCAGAGCATAAACGCGGCAGTCCAAAGCTTCATTACGTTTCTTGCGAGCATCCCACTCAAAGTAAGCGACTCCATGCTTGTACTTGCGAACCTTCTCTTCTGCGGTGGCCTGCTTGAAGTAATCTTCATCGAAACAATCTTTCACCGGCCAGTGGCAGTAGCCTGCCCCCGGTTCCAGAATTCGGTAACGTTGGTAAATCAGTTCTTTGGCCGTGTCGGTGCCCACCAGAGTCAGGTAGACACCTTTCTTGTTCCGTGTCTTGGGGAAAGTGGCAATCGGTTTGCCAGACTGGGACGCCCCTTTAATCGGAATCAGCCAGTCGGCACCCTGCTTGCGGGAAAAGGCATAAACCTCATCAGTAAAGTGACCGCCGGAATCCATACAGATCTGGGCCAGGTTCATCAAGACGCCGTCCTGCCGCCGGTAAGCGGTTCTGAGTTTGTCCGCCAGAATCTTCCAGATTTCGGGTCTGCTCAGATCACCATAGAGCCGGATATAATCAATGGACCAGCTCTCCTCACCGGCACCCCAGCCCACCACTTCGTACTCCACCCGGTCATCCTGAACATCGATGCCACAGGTCAGTACTTCTACCGGCCAGGGTACTTCAGCGACATAATGCTCACGACGCTGGTAAAGCAGCTCATAATCAACGCTTTCACCGGCTTCCTGCCAGGTCTGGCCCAGTACCGTATTGGTCCAGTCTTTTAATAAAACAGGGTCATCCTTGGCAGCCAGGAAATCCGCCACCGCCTCTTTCCAGCTGTACCAGCCGTTGGGGCTGTAAAGTGAGCTCAGATGATAGCCCCGGATCTTGCCGTCACTCTCTGCGTTCTGGGGCTCCCACCGCCCATTCTCCAGCAACCTAGGCTTATCATGTTCCTGCATTTGATGCTGACACTGGATGCATTCAAAACAAGCCGTCTCCGGGTTCTGGTTTTCAAACTTGATCTGCTGCCATTCTATGGGCTGCCTGTGTCCACAATTCACACAAGGCACATAGTATTGCCGCTGATCACTGGACTGGTAGGCCGATTCAATCTTGCTGGCTCCGGCAATATTGGGTGTGGAGACCATTAGAATCTTGCGATTACGGGAAAACGTCGCAGTTCGTTTAATTGCCAGATTGATAGGGCTACCTTCCCCATCCACATCATCTTCGTAGGCATCTATTTCATCCAGAAACAGAAACCGGGCAGGCATGGAGCGTAGCCCTGTAGCTGAATTAGCTCCGGTGATGATCAGCACGCCATTGGGAAATTCCTTCACCAGTTGAGTGTTGCCAGAATCTCGTGAACGCGCATCCTTGACTCGCTCACGAAGCACGGGCATCTCCTCAATCATGGGGGCAATACGCTGCTTGGAAGTCCGCTTCGCCATATCCAGCGTCGGCAGCACATACATCATGGGGCCGGGGGTATGGTGGATTACATAGCCCAGCCAACAGTTGCCGCTCTCAGTTCCTCCCACCTGCGCACCTTTCATGAATGCTACCCGTTCCACATCGGAAGAGGGGGACAGGCAATCCATAATCTCTTTGAGGTAGGGTGTCCGAGAGGTTCGCCAGCGACCGGCTTCCTTGGCGGCTTTCATAGGCAGAATGCGGTATTCATCCGCCCACTCCGATACCATCAGTCGTGTATCGGGCTTCAGACCCGCAAAAAAACCATCCAGGTAAGGTGAACTCATGGTCGACTCAGCTCGTTTAGAATGGTTTCAAGTTCATCCACCAATAACTGACGAATCTTTGCTGGATCACTCTCTGCAGCCAGGACATCCGCCTGCCGATCAGGAATGCCCAGCAACGCATCCCTCACCATCCTGCCCGCACTGAACGCTTCTTCCTTGACCCTGGCTGCATCGGTCAGCTTCCCTGTCTCTTTTTCGTATTCAATCTTCGCCATCTTGGCCTTGAAGGCTTCCCGCATAGTGCGAGCTGTGACGAAATCCACCGCCTGTCGTGAATCAGTGGGCGCTGCGGGTAGAACACTCTGGCGTGGAGGTTCGGTGCGCAGGACGGTAGAAGGCTCTGACTGGGCATCAATGGCCGCCAGAGCCGCTTGCGGGTCAACCTTCCCTTTGACCAGCTGGATCTTGCCAGCCTTGACCAGCTTGCTGACATATTGCCGACTCCAGCCTTGCTTTCTGGCAAATTCTGACTGCGAAATGAGTGCCATAGCTGTCTATATGCCTCCTCTGTCCCGCTGTGGCCGGATATGCCCTCCTGTGTCCGACAAGCTATTGATTATTAATAGCTTTTTCTTGATAACCAGCAGTTATAGAGCCTTACTGTACCTAACGCCAACAAGCATCAAAGAAAGGAAACAGGCATGAACAAGAAGACCGAACAAGCCCTGGAAGAAATCGCCCAAAAGACCCTGCTGATGGACACCCTCAAAACCCGCGATACCCCGGGAGACTTCACAGATGTCGCCGTATGGCAAGTCAGAAGGGCTTTGGAGCAGGCTTATCAACTGGGCCTGAAACAGGGCAAAGAACAATAACCCCCGAAAGGAGAAGCACCATGAAAACCACAAAACTCACAGCCACCCAAGAGAGCGTTCTTAAGCAAGCGGCTGAGACAGGAAACCTCCACGCTTCCATGCTTGCCTTAAAAGGTGGAGCGCGGAAGAAAGTGTTGGACAGCCTGACCAGCAAGGGCTTTCTGATTCGCATGAAAGAGGCTGATACCTTCGACATCAGTCCCCAAGGCAAGGCAGCTATTGGCCTCCCCGCTGATGATCAGCCTGCCCCCAAGATCCGGCTCGGAACCAAACTCCACAAGGTCATTAAACTGCTGGCTCGGCCCGAAGGCGCTGCCATCCACGAAATCATGAAAGCCACCGGCTGGCAGCAGCACACGGTTCGCGGCACTCTGGCTGGAGCCCTGAAAAAACGACTGGGGCTGACCATCGAATCGGAGAAGCCTGAAGGCAAGGACCGCATTTACCGAATCACCGCCGGGCTGGATGCTCTCTTTCAGGGAGAAAGCGCATGAGCACCCGCTCCCGAATCGCAAGGCGACTGGCTAACGGTCGCTATTGCTCTATTTACTGCCACTTCGACGGGGATCAGGTGGGCAAGGTGCTTCAAGAGCACTATCCCACCGAAGCGGACGCCAAGATCATTGTGAATTTTGGCGACTTGTCGTGCATCTCGAAAGACGGCGTTGATGCTTATATGGATCGAGGAGAATCATGGGCCAAGATCCGGCCCCGAAACAGCGACGACCTCCAGAGCCTGATTGCTCTGGCTTGGGAGACTGGAGCCGAGTACGTTTACTACTGGCAGGACGGTGGTTGGCAGACCCTTTCCATGTGGGGGCCTCGATCATGAGAGACCCCATACTACTGGCCGTTGAACTCTCAAACGGCCATTTTATGTCCTGCCGCCTGCTCCATCCTGACCGGCATACACTGCCTACTCTCAATCGCTGGTACCGGGAAATGATTGAGGCCATTTTCCTGATTGAGCTGGGCAACCTTCACGCCATCAACCGCACCCGGGCTGTTGCCATGCACAAAGACTGGGGAGAGCCCTGGCCCGACCATCAGCCCCGGTTTTCACCCAACATCAAACACCTTGAAGCCCTGGCCAGAACTCTCAAAGTCAGAGACACTCTGCTGAACCAAAACAATCAATGGAAACACCTTGGCAGCACCTCAAGGGGGTAGACAATTCCTCACCTTGCAGGGTTGACATTCACGGTTGACAAGCTGCCTTTTGTCAACCCAGTTGACAGCCTGAAAGCCCCGTCTTGACTGGCCTCCATCGAATTTCGCCACCCAGTGTCAACCCCGATTTTCACTCTGTCGCTGGTGCTATTCCGCGCTGATGCATACCCGCACTAGAAGACACCGCCCAGGGACCCCGAAGCAGTCGCCAGAAGCCCTCTATCAAGCGTTCTCTTCAAACTCGAGACGCTCCCTACATTTAAAAAGAAGCTCTCAGATCGGCTTAAATTGAGTCTCAGCCTTTCCATGTTCTTGTCACCTTCTCCAGCCCCCGGCTGGCAATGTATCCGCCAATGCCCAGCTGGATAATGCTGAACAGTTTCAGTTCCACGGCTTCTGTGAGGTTTGGTGCTGACCAACCCATCCAGCGACACACGACCAATGCCGTAAAGATCAGCATTACCATGGGTCGCCAGTTTCTTTGCAGCCAGCTTTCTCCTTGCGCCTCGGCTTTGACGACACTGGCTTGTTGTTCCAGTTCGGCCAGCTCTCCGCTGAGCAGCATCTCGGTCAGTTCAACCTTGGCTGCTTTGGCTTTGTTCGCATCGGGAAAGAGCTTGTCGATGACCTTCCCGATCACCGGAATCGCAGCCACCAGACTCACCGCTTGCCTCCCAGCAATTTTTCCTGTCTGAGCCAGTGATGCACATCAAAGTTGGGACAGGTCTTCACCTTGCTGAAGTGGTGATGGCCGTGCACGACAGTGTTTGGATAAAGCGCCTGATGACCTGCCACCAGAAACTTCAGCATTCGCTTCTGATCTGGAGTGAAGTTGTCTTCCGGCTGGTTGTGTTCATCCAGACCACCCACCAGACAGATGCCCACACTCTCGTGGTTGTGGCTTTTGGCATGAGCGCCCCAGTCATCCATGGACCGACCCTGCTTTACGGAACCGTCCCGTTCAATGACCCAGTGGTAACCAATATCCAGAAAGGCTCGCTCCATGGTGTGCCAGCGTTTAATGTCGTCAAAGGTCACATGTTGGTTGGCTCGGGTATCCGAACAATGAACGACGATGTAATTGGTTTCCTTACGCTTGCCCATCACTCATCCCCTGAGTTTATGATTTGAGAAAGTAAGACAGCAGCCCAATAGCTGCGGTCAACACAATCCAGCCGAACCGTTCGATATAACCCAGCATCACGCCCCGGCGACTGGCCTGAAACTCCAGCTTCCGGATACGCTTTTCCTGCTCATCCAGACGTTCATCCTGACGGGAAAGGTTGCTGGTCTGGTGTGTAATCCGCTCCTCGATCATGGCCAGGCGAGACACTGCGTCGCTCAGCTTGTCGAGCTTTGAATCAATCTGATCCAGTCGCCTTGAGAGATCGTCCATCACGGTCTTCCTTGACCTGAGCAAAGGTCAGATTGTTGGATTCAAGATATGCTTCCTTGCCGGTGTACTCCTCCCAGCGACGAATGATCACATCGACGTATTTGGGGTCCAGCTCTGTGAGCCGGGCACTGCGGTGAGACTTCTCACAGGCGATCAATGTTGAGCCGGAGCCACCAAACAGATCCAGCACGATGTCATGAGTCTTGGAAGAATTGCGGATAGCCCGTTCCACCAGTTCTACCGGCTTCATGGTAGGGTGCAGGTCGTTCCTGGCAGATTTGCTGTAAAACCAGACATCCCCCTGGTCCCGGGCTCCACACCAGAAGTGTTCATTGCCTTCCTTCCACCCGTACAGGATCGGTTCGTACTGTCGCTGGTAATCGGAACGTCCAAGGGTAAACGTGTTCTTGGCCCAGATGATAAACGTGGACCATTTGCCACCCGCTTCCCGAAAGGCTTTCTGCAAAGTATCCAGTTCAGACGACGACATGCAGATATAAATCGCGCCCTTGCAGACCGCGAGCAGGTTGGTCATGGCAGCCAGCAGGAAGGCATGGAACTCAGAGCCCAGGTTATCGTTTTTGATCCGGCGGTCTTTTTTGGATTTGGTGTTTTTCTCAGGGTTGGCGTAGTCGACGTTGTAGGGCGGATCTGTGAACACCATATCCGCCAGCTGGCCTGCCATCAGGGTTTCCACATCGGCCTGCTCGGTAGCACTGCCACACAGTATCCGGTGATTGCCCAGAATCCAGAGGTCACCGGCCTGGCTGACAGGATGTTCTTCCGGTTCAGGAATCTCATCATCGTCGGTCTGGCCTTCAGGCTCGTCCACCAGCAGCAGACCTTCCAGTTCTTCATCGGAAAAGCCCATCAGATCCAGGTCAAAATCCAGGGCATCCAGCTCTGCCAGCTCCTGCTTGAGCAGGTCTTCGTCCCAACCTGAGGTGGCTGTGATCTGGTTGTCTGCAATCACCAGTGCCCGACGCTGGGTTTCACTCAAGTGCCCCAGCACGATCACCGGCACGGTTTCCATCCCCAGTTGCTTGGCCGCCATCAGACGACCATGACCGGCTACGATGACATCGTCACTGCCCACCAGCACAGGATTGACAAACCCGAACTCCTCGATGGACCGGGCAATCTGGCTCACCTGTTCATCGGAGTGAGTCCGGGCATTGTTGGCGTAGGGCACCAAGCTGGCGACCGAGCGATGTTCGATGGCTTCGACAAGGATTCTGGACATGATTCTTCCGTGATTTCCAGAGACAAAAAAACCTCAGACCGGGGAGGTGTGAGGTTCAGGTGCAATTCGCTTCGAGCTTAGCGTTAATTCTTGTCAAATTTGGCGAAAGTGTCCAATCTTCCAATTACAGACTTTAAGCGACATTGACAGACAAACACGGCTCTAAACACCCTGAACGGGTCAAATTACCCTGATTTTTTTTGCAAGATGTGGATAGAAATCCGGTTTATGGCCTTGCACCAGTGCCCATAGGCTGTTTTTCGATTCACACCCAGATCCTTAGCAATCACGCGCCAGGGCAGTCCCGAAGCACGAAGCCAGATCAGTTTGCGCTCCTCCTCTGTGACCCAGCGAAGCCAGCGCATGCACTGCACCATGCAGTCGATCTCATCCTCAGAAGGCTCGGGCAGTCTAAGGATCTTGTTTTCACCCTGGTAGACTTCCCAGCGGTTGGGATTGATTTCGGGCCAGAACGCGGAGTAGCGGAGATTAATTCCTGACGACACTCGTCGTGCCACCAGCCAGGCTTCCCGATAGCGATTGGCCAGTTCGTTGATGTCCATTTGGGCCTCCTCCCTGAGTCGATTTCCAGCCGGAAATATCACGTGTCAGTAAGGTTGGAAATTTAAGTTCCAACCTTACTTATATAAGTAAGGGGTTCTGGAAATTGGAAACGGGTTATTTTTCAATAAGTTACACGTTTCCAGAGCCACACCATTTCCTGGAAATTGGAAATACGACACATGTCATTCAATTTCTTATATTTCTTCATGCTTTCAGCCTGTTAGAGCACCTTCTTAAACCTTTCTCCGTTTCCAAAACTCTGGAAATGTTCTGGAAATGCTGGAAATTGGAAACGCTCTGGAAACGCTCAATCAGTCATTTTTCAGCCGATCAGCACCCTCTTCGATCCGGCCTTTGCCATCAGCAAATGGTCCCCAGGGTGAGTCCAGCCACTTATGTTCTTTTGATCCCATAAGTGTACCCTTGACCACTCTTGGCGGACGTTCACTCAACAGTTCCTGAACCATATTTTCCAGCTTGTGACGAGGCATATGATGGAAGGCTTCAGGAAGGCGATGCCGGTGCTTGAAGACACCATTGACTCCAGTATGAGTAAAAGGATGCCCACGACTGGCAGCCATTCTGATGCCGCCAGCCAGCACTCCCAGCAGGTCATAGGTAGAAGGCTGCTGACCTTTCATCCTTGCGGTCAGATCTTCCAACAAGCCGATGCTGTTGCGTTTATAGGTCCGGATTGTCCGATCCGCCGGGCCATTGGATTTCACCACCGCTCCCTGGTAAAAACTTCGCGGCTCGGGGATCAGGTTCAACGTCTGACAGGTTTGCTGCACGACCTGATCCTGGGCAGGCCAGAGGGCGTAGGCCATTCGAACACCGTCCACCAGCGCACTACTGCCTCGGATGGCATCCCTGGCTTGCTCTGCGTTTTCGATGGGTTTCTGCCCTGGAGGTTTGCGCATATGGTGAACCACAATCACAGTGGCTCCAGTTTCACTGGCCAGGTTTGCCAACAGCCCTGTCAGGTAGCTGCCCACCGCAGGATCGGCATTCACATCGGCATGGACAAAAGACGATAAAGGATCAAAAACCACCAGTTTGAGATCTTCAATGGCCTGTAACTGCCTGACCATCTGGGTAAACTCTGTTGTTGTTCTTGGCCCTTCCGGGGTTTCCCTGACCATAGGGAATGGCCCACCTGCATTGGGTAAGGGAATGATGACCAGCTTCTCAGGTGACTTCAGTCTCAAGTCAGTTGGGTCCAGTTTTTCCAGGCGGCGATGCACTTCTGCCTGATCATCCTCAGATGTGAAGACGACTGCGGTTCCGTGCTGTAAAACCTTGCCACCAAATACTTCGACCGTGAGACCGTCGCAGCAGGCAATTTCCAGCGCCAGTTTCAGGGTGAGCATCCCTTTGCCGGTATCACCCATTGCAGCAAGAATGGACACAACCCCCAATGGAAACGAGCCTTCAATAAGAAAATGCTGTTCAGGAGCCTTGCCTTTATAACGAAGCGCACTCCAGTCTGACAGCTGCAGTCCTGCTGACTTAATTGTCTTGCGTTCGGTGCTGGCTAGCCAATGATCAATATCAAAGCTTTCCTGAACAGCATCCGCCGCATCCCATTTCTCGGGTTTGTCTGCTGGTGGCTTCACTATGATGACGGATAAAGCACCCACATCAGCGATGGCTTTGGCGGCACTGAAGGCATATTCCAGCCCAGCGTCGTCATTATCAGGCCAGAGAGTCACTCGCTTGCCCTTGAGGGGAGACCAGTCCGTCTTATCTGTAGGTGCCTTGGCACCGTTCATGGCAGTTGTAGCGCAATAACCGCTATCAATCAGCGCCTGGGCTGCTTTCTCTCCCTCCACCAGCAACACTTCGTCTGCTACCTTGATACCTGGTTGGTTGTAGAGCGGTCTGGGGTTAGGGGCTTTGGTTTTACGGGTCTTTACATCCCAGGGTCTGAACTCTTTACCCTCTGGTGTATCGTACCGATAGACACAGGCAACCAGATTACCTTCGGCATCGTGGTAGTCCCACTTGCCGGTATGGTGACCGAGATCTTCATACTCTTCCTGGTGGTTAGCAGTAGCTGGTGGAGTGAATGACGGCATTCCCAGCCAGTCCGCCATAAACTGGATGATCTCGGGAAAATCCCTCTGGGCATCCAGCTTCTGGTGTTCTGCCGTGAGGCTGATAATGTCACCGCCTCCACCGCTTTCAAAGTCGTGCCAAAGCCCACTGCTCAGTTCCACTTCCAGACTCTTGCCTTTCTTGCCCTGGATATTACCCAGCACAAACTTCTGGCCTCGCTTTTTTCCATTGGGAAATAGCCAGGCCAGGTACTCTGGTAATCGCTCCTGAATACGACGTTTAACGTCTTCTGCATCCAGCTTCTGCGTCGTGCCCTGCTCAGGAGCATCGTTAAAATCAAGCCATTTGTTCTTCATCATCACAGTCCCTGTCGGGGAAAAGCCCACCAGCGGGTGGGCATCAGAGCCTTAATCCCACTGGTTGTTGTAGCTTTCAGCCGGATGGGGAGCTGAGTCCGGAGGACTGTAGAGCTGTGATTGCAACTGTGCCTGAGAATGACCACTCTGCTGACTGGCGGGTGGATGACCCTGGGGAGCCGTCTGGCCAAACATCAGCTGAGCATACTGCTTATGCTCAGGTGTGATGGCCTGCTTGATGACATTCTTGGGCTCGTCATACTGATCCTTTTCTGTACTGATCTTGGCGACAAACTCAATACCATCCAACTCTGACAAAGACTGCAGCTGTCGGGCTTTATAAGCCGGTGGACTGTTATCTTCTGCCTTGATATTACGTGCGGATTGCAAAATACCCCGGACAAATGACCGGCCCATATTTTCCCACTCAGGGCCTTTGGGGCTGTGCATCCCGATCAGGGACCAGATCTTGCGCCTGGCGTACTGGCCTTCCAGCACGGTGAACTCGGCATTAAGGTAGATGGCTCCGGTATCACCGCAAGTGGCGTAACCACCCGTCCAGCCCATTTCAGGATTGTCGTAGCCTCCGGGCTTGAGGGTCATGCGTACCTTGACCAGGGTGCCTGAAGGGATGACATCGTAGCTGCCCTGGTCGGTGGCATCGTTAAAGTCATTCCAGCGTGTCATGGCTCTTTGTTGGCTCATGGTTATTTCTCCGTTCCTTGAGATTGGGATTGAGTTTCAAACTGGACTGGCTGCCTTGATCCGCTGCGGATCTTGGTAAACAACTGTCCGAGGTGAGGCGGTTCGAATACATCCAGGCGTCCGCTGCGATCCTTGGCCGGGTAGCCATAGGGGTTGAGGGTTTGACAAATAAAGGTACGACGCAGGCTACCTTCTTCATCAGGCAGGCTGGCCAGAGTGATGACTTGGTCAACGATGCCGGGCAGCTCCAGACCGGTTTTACTGCCCTCGATCTGGGGCTGGTGGAGCTTGCGGTTAAAGTCGTCCACCCGCTCCTCGAGAATGGCAACAAAGACTACATTCTTGCCCCGGGCATGCTGTAGATGAGTTAACGCTGCGATCATTTCCTGCCCATGCAGACCATAAGCTCCCCGAGTATCCGGTTTGCCAGTTTTCTCGGAGAAAGCCTGGGGCTGGCCCTTGCACCACTGAAAGCAAAGCCGCCCCAGCACCGTGATGGAGTCAATAAAGTAGGTGTCGTACTTCTCCAAGGATTCAGGGTCACCGTACTTGCGACACACGGCTTCATAGTGGGCTTTCGAATACACCTGATCGTCCCGAAGCGCCGGGTTGGGACCCGCCAGGTAGACGGCAAAGTTTCGGAACTCCGGCCAGGTGGCCGGGCGAAGAGTATCGCCAGGCCACTCCTGAACCGCTAGGTCACCGGCTTCCAGATCCACAAACAAGGTGGTGTCCGGGTTGAGGCTCAGCAGCTGGGTGGTTTTACCCACCCCACTGTTGCCCAGCAGCACACACTTGATGCCCTTGTGCTCCTGGCTGCGTTGCTGTGAGTTGAGAATGGGAAGGCTCATTTCGAACCTCCCACCAGCTTGTAGGTGCAACGTCCAGGCTTCACTTGCAAGGCTGGCTCAAAGGATCGACGAACTTCCTGAGGCCAACAATCAAACTTCTTCTGTGGCACTGAGTAATGAACATCCAGGAACTCAGAAGGATCTTCTCCCTGCTCCTGAATCCGCTGAGCTATGGTCTTCAGTTTTTGTTGATCCCAGCTAACTTCCCTGGGCAGATCCACCAGCACTCGTACACCCTCATCTTCAAAGCTGATTTCACCAAACTCCTGCTGCAGTTGCGCCCGAGCCTGTGAAGCCTTGAAAACGTATTTGTAGGCGACCACTGACTCCAGCCAGTCTTTTTGCAGCTGGAGTTGCGCCAGGGCTTTATCCGTATCCCTGACCAGCGTCGCCAACTCTTCTCCGGAACGGGCTGCCAATTCAGCGACGCCCAAACCCTGGATGTTTTCCAGCTCACTGCTCATGACTCACCCTCCTGATCCACCACCGGTGAGCCTACTGCGTTATAGAGCCGGGACTGCTCGTACTCCAGAACATCTGACAACCGATACAAGATTTTGGACCCGATTCGCATAAAGCGGGGACCGGTGCCATCCTGACGCATTCTGGCCAGAGACTTGATGCTGATATTGAGACGCCTGGACAGCTGGAGTGAGTCCAGATGAGCCACCCGGGTTTCAGGTGTAGGACAAAGTGTAGGAGCAACGGCTCCTGGTACTGAGTCTTGCATGATGACCTCCGTGCTTTTCGTGTTCATGCAAGACTGATACTGGGGGAGTGACTGTAGGAGAAGTGTAGGAGCTGTAGGAGAAACTGTAGGAGGACGCTTTTTTCTGAAATTAATGCAAAAAAAACCGGCTCAGGGGCCGGTATTGATGTCATTGTGATTGGTTGATCACACTTCGGATGTCTGAAACATCTCCAGCTCTTCAAATGCTTTCAACCAACAGCGCCCTGAAGCACCCGGTTCATAAGCAATGAATTCCCTCCAGCGAGGTTCTTTATGGAAGAACTGGCTGAGATTGCTGGAACTGGACTCTTCCAGGAGTAATTGGGTCAGAATTCGGGGAGCACTTCTTTTACCGGCCTGTACCAACTGATCCACCAGCTGGCATCGAGCTGGTCCACCTTTCAGTAGCCAGGGATCATGGCCTAACACCCTCAGTATTCCGTTATGCTCATCCCAGATAATCCCTACCCGCTCTAGTCGTGCCTGATCCGGATCAACGTACGAAAGAAACCGGTTATAGTCGACAGCGAGTGACCCTTTAGGCAATAACTCATCCAGAGGCAGCAGCTGAAACCCCGGAGGTAAAACCATATACCGGGACTTGGGCTTTTGCCTGGAAATCACCACACAGGACGACAAGGGTTGAGCAAACAAACAATCCGCAATATCGTCAAAATTCGGGTTCAGCTCTCGAATCAGTAATACCGTGACGCCTTTAATCTCTCCCAGCTTCCAGACCCGGTCATCCAGTAGGGGTTCGACTTGGTCCAGATTGAGCTTTTCAGCCAGCCACTCCGGGAACCACTCCATCCGGAATTTGTACATCCTCAACTCATCGTCCGTGACCTTATGGCAGCCGTTGTAATAGTAGACAAACTCATCCTTGACCCTGTGCACCTGACGATAGCCGTCCTGCAGATCATCCGGGTAGTCCACCATGATCAGTCGGTCATCGGCAGGGCCTTTCGGGATAAAGGCATTATTGCCAATGATGTCCTGCCAGCACTCAGGGTAATAGAACTTCAGCTCACTGATCCGTTCTTTATTCGTAGCTGCCTCAAAACAACTTTGTAAGAAATCAAACGCTTCTCGCTTCATTACCCTTGTCCTTATCTTTATCCTCCAGAAGAATACCCATCTGCACCAATAGGTCATGGTTCAGGTAACGCTCACGCTGCGACAAGTCACGCAGGGAGCAACTATTGGGCGCACTGAGCCGTACAACAATGGTTTCTTCCGGCAGATCATCAGTAGCTTCACAATGAAAGGCCAGGGTAACGCTTCGTATTTTGTATTTCCGGCTATCTTCCAGGCTGACACCGTTATCGTCCAGATTCTGATAGGCATCGGAACGAAAAGCTTTTCTTGGGGTGGCTTTATAGACAGTAATACCTTGTCCAGGACTGACCTGGGTATCGATCTCTTTGACCACCGCTTCCTTGATTCCGAACTTCAGCTCGAAGCTGTCCTCAAAGTTGGGGCGCTGACGGAAGATCTCCAGATTAACCGGCCTGAGCTTCAGCTTTTCAGGACTGTCTTCCTGATCCAGGACCGACTCACAGAAGGTTTGCTTCAGCACGTCACGAATGACTTTCTGATCTGCATATAACTCGATGATACCGGTCTCCGGCTCATAAGTGACCGCATACTCACGAGCCGGGTGGATGGTTTCCAGAATGACATCCTTGCCTTCTTCATCGAGCACCTCAAAACTGACAGGTAGGCCTTCCCGGTAAATAATAAACTGCAGCACAGTGACCAAAGCATGATGCTCACTATGACGTTGTCGTTTCTGCCGCCTGACCACCAGCTTGTCATTATTGAAATGAGCTCTCAGCTTCTGCACAAAATCAGCCAGATCAACATCTTTGTCCAGGGGTACTGGAGCAGTGAGATAGTAGCCATCCCACATGCGACCATGATGCCGGTGATACTCCACATAGCGGATCTCTTCGGCCTTTCTGAAATCGCTCTCATTAGCCGCCAGAAGTCGGAGCGCATTGTCGTAAGGGTTGCTGGTGGTGTTATGGGACAGGTCACTCATAACCCGCTGCCCGACCTCACTGGCCAGACCTACAATCCGCGTAGCCAGGTATTCCAGACGAGCCTGGTCGTGCTCATCCAGCTTCAAGACATGTTTGTAGACTTCTTTGGGAGTAATGATTCGGGTAGTACCCGGAGAGACGGCTTTCAGGTCAATCTTGCAGAGTTCGAAAAAGGTATCTGACTCAAGATCAACGCCGTGCAGTACTTGATGGACTGCCTTCATACTGGCTCCTTGCCATGGCGTAAGTTGATCCCTAACTTCAGGTGGAATGATCCAACTTATAGACAATTGATTTCATGGTCAATAAATCCCTTTGAAAGACAATCCCATCTAAACGAAACAGATGCAGGACAGATCAGGACAAATTGCCCTTTTACAAAAACCACCGAGCTACCAACAATAAGGAGTAGATCCGCACCACCCAGGGATGGGAGCACAACCATGAACAAAACCCCATCAAGTCACCAGCCGCACCCCAATACCCTGGCTATCTGCCAGATTCTGGCTGTCGGTATTGAACGTCGCCATAAAAAGCAGCAGGAGCCGGAAAACGCCGAAAGAGAGAAAGAACACTGGACTAATGCCGGAACCAGAGCCTGTATGTCTCATAAGGTTCAACGACAGGAGTCCAACAATGAAGAATGAATTATCCGAACAGTCAAGCCTGGCAGCCAAGGTGGCGGCTATTCAGAAGATGTCCACCAAGGCACTGCTGGAACTCTGGCCGAAACTCTATGGCACCGATGCGCCCAAGCTGAATAAACGACTGCTACGACAAAGATTATCCTTTCGGATTCAGGAGCTGGAACTGGGGAGTCTTTCCGAGAAACACAAGAACCGATTGCAACGGTTGCAACAACCCTCTGCTAAAGACAAGCCTGTGCCCAAGGCCAGAGTCAACAAGCCACCAGCAGGCACCCGGATTACTAAAGAATATGAAGGGGAAACCCATGAGGTGATAGTCACCAAAGAGGGCTTTGAGTATCGAGGGCAGATGTACAGGAGCTTGTCTGGGATCGCCAAGCTGATTACTGGAAGTCACTGGTCAGGGCCGGTGTTCTTTGGATTGAAAGGAAGCAGCCATGGCCAAAAGTAAAAGTAAGATCAAGGACATCAAACGTTGCGCGGTCTACACCCGTAAATCTTCCGAGGAAGGGCTAGAGCAGGAATTCAATTCACTCCATGCCCAACGGGAGGCCGGAGAAGCCTACATCACTTCCCAGAAACAGGAAGGCTGGATTCTGGTGCCGGATGAGTACGACGATGGTGGCTTTTCCGGGGGCAATATGGAACGGCCTGCGCTTCAGCGACTGATGAAAGATGTTGAAGCCGGGAAGATTGATGTGGTGGTTGTTTATAAAGTCGACCGTCTCTCCAGATCACTGGCTGACTTTGCCCGGCTGGTGGAAGTGTTCGACAAGCACCAAGTTTCGTTCGTGGCGGTGACCCAACAGTTCAATACCACCAGCAGCATGGGACGGCTGACGTTAAACATTCTACTGTCGTTTGCCCAGTTTGAACGGGAAGTGACTGGCGAACGAATCAGGGACAAGTTCCTGCTCTCCAAGAAGAAAGGCAAGTGGATGGGCGGTACGCCTCCATTGGGCTATGACGTGGTGGATCGCAAGCTGATTCCCAATGAAGGGGAAGCGGTGATTATCCGGGAAATCTTCAAGACCTTTATTGAAACCCGCTCCCAAATTGAAACCGCCGAGCGGATGAACGACATGGGTTTCCGCACCAAACGACTGCCTCGCAAGGACGGCAAAGTAGCCGGTAGTAAGAAGTTCACCCGCACCGCCATCTACAAGCTGCTGAAGAGCCGCCTCTATATTGGTGAGATCGGCCACAAGGGAGAATGGTATCCCGGAGAGCACAAAGCCCTCATCAAACTGGAGGTCTGGGCAAAGGTAGAGGCCATTCTTCAGGGCAACAGCTCAAACCGGCAAACAGACAGCCGACACAGGCGCAGCCCTTCGTTTCTGCGGGGTTTTCTGTTCGGACCAGAACAGGAAGCCCTGATACCCACGGCCACCCGCAGCAAGGGCAAACTCCACCGCTACTACGTCAGCAGCATGGCCCGGAAGCACGGTCACAAACACTCACCCCTGCCTACAGTGCCTGCGAAAGAGATTGAGTTTCTGGTAGTGGAGCATCTCCGGGATTTACTGAAGCAACCGGAGATCATTTTCACCACCTGGCAGATGCTAACGGATCAGGAAACGCTCAATGAAGATCAGGTCAGGGAAGCCCTGAACGATCTGTCGGATATCTGGAACCTGCTGTTTCCAGAAGAGCAGCGCCGTTTGATGAAACTGCTGGTCAGTCGTATAGATGTCCACCAGCAGGGCATCAGTATTCGCGTCAATCAGGAAGGGATACCCACCATTACTAACGAGTTACAAGGAGAAGTGACATGGCCATAAAAGTAACCGGAAAAGCCACCCGCACCTACCTCGAAGACGAGAACTGCATTCTGGTGCATATCCCCATCAAGTTCATCAGCCGCAAAGGTAAGACCCAGATTACCACACCGGATGGTCGTCCTGTGCTGGAAGAGGCCGATCCAGCTTTGAGGAATGCTCTGGTCAGGGCGCATCGATGGTTGAAGGCATTGGAGTCTGGCAAAGAGCAGCACCTGAATACGCTGGCCCAGAAGGAAGGGATTACCAGTGTCAGCTATGCGTCTCGAATTCTGCGCCTGACCACCCTGTCACCAGAAATTCAAGAGGCCATCATTGATGGCAGAAGTCTGGGTGGGCTGACACTGGCTGACTTTATGAAGCCTTTCCCCCTGCTCTGGTCAGAGCAGAAGAAGGCATTGGGGATACCGGAAGACTAATCGGTTTTCTCTGCCGCCTTGGTTAGTGCCACTGCAATGCCAGCGGCCAAGACAAAACCACCCAGATATTTCAAAGCCGTAGGTTTTTCTGCCAGAACGGCAACTACAGCTACAGTCGCGACCCCTGCGCCGACACCATTTCTGACTTGAGCTGAGGTAACTTTCAGCCCACCAGCCCATTTAATGAAATGCTCACAGTTCTTTGTCCGAACACAGTAGTCCCATGAACCAATTTGTGTCCGAGCTCTACCCAATAGTTCAGAAAGTGAAGTATTGAATTGAATGTCCGCTACATAAGTCTTTTTACCTTGGGTAACCACATCCCATGTTTCTTCTTGCACAGTGCCTGTTCGGTCAGTAGCAGAAATGAGCATGTATTGTCCCTTGCCACATTTCCGGTCAGAAACAAGTGACCAATGCTGATAAGGCATAGGGCCAAAATTGAAATCGGTGACTACAACATCACCTGGTTGTACTACCATCTGTTGCAC